ATGGCGAACAAACGACTGCGGCCGTCCGGCACGTGGGAATACACGATCAAGCGGGCGAAGCTGCTACCAAAGCCACTTTCCCTGACCTTCGACACCGAAGAAGAGGGCGACGCGTACGTTGCTCGATTGGAGCAGCTGCTGGACGCCGGCATCGTGCCGGACGAGGTCGTCGAGCAGCGCGACGCAATCGCGACGACGGGCGACGCCATTCGGGCGTATCTGCGCCGTGTGTCGGTGCCTGACTCCGACGTCCAGATGCTCAACGCGCTGCTCGGCAGAGCAGCCATCAAGGCAAAGTCGCTTGCGACGCTCGACTATCAGTGGGTCGAGCAGTGGGTGACCGGCATGAAGCGTCGCGACCACCTTTCGCCGTCAACGATCCGACACTACGTTGGCGCGTTGGCCCGCTGCTTCGATTGGGTGGTGCGATCGGGCACGCCGATGTTGGCGACCAACCCCCTCCGACTCCTCCCGAAGCGATATGCGACCTACACCGACGAAGATCGAGTGGCAGTAGAGGCGCAGGACGTCGACGCGAAAGACGACGTACACCGGGATCGGCGGCCGAGTGAGGCGGAGCAGGCTGAGATTCGACGACTGATGGCCGGTGGGAAGCCGGACGGCCGTGAGCGTGCATTCGATCTCCCGTACCGGCCGGCGCTGGTGTTCCTCTTCGAACTTGGCATCGAGTCGGCCATGCGGATGCGGGAGATGTACACACTGGAGGTCGACCAGTTCGAGGTCAGTCGCCGGACGGCCGCGCTCGAGAAGACGAAGAACGGTAGCAAGCGCTCGGTGCCGCTCACGACGATCGCGATCGCTGCTTACGAGCGATACGTCGCTGCGGTGAAAGGGGGCGATCCTGAAATGCAGGGCTTTACGTTCGACTCCGGCCGCTTGTTCCCGTGGGTCGACGACATGGAGGCATCGATGCGGGCCGAGGGCGTGCCGCTGCTGAAGCGGAAGGTGCTTGCTCGCGTCTCTTCCCGGCTATCGGCGCAATTTGGCAGGATCTTCGACGCGGCGGGCTGCTCGGATCTCGTATTCCACGACCTGCGGCACGAGGCGACGTCACGGCTGTTCGAGCGTACGACGTTGAGCGACATTCAGATTGCGAAGATCACAGGGCATACGAACCCCAAGGTTTTGATGCGCTATGCGAACCTGCGGGGGAGTGATCTGGCGGAGAGACTTTGGTGAGACCCCGGCCGGGCGGCCGGGGTGCGTCTGGAGCAATCACGCGGCCATCGCGGCCGGTGCGTCCAGTTCAGGCAGGCGGGGAAGGGGGCGCGCTTTGCGGCCAGGCCGTCGCGGGTCAGTCTGAGAAAGTTGCTTTCGGATCGCCTTGTCGACTCGTACGTCAGTTGCCGGCGACCCGCATCGGATCTGTTCGATCCGCTTCTGCGTTTGCGCCTGCACCTGTTCGCGCAGGTAGGCCACGACGTCGTCCTCCAGAAAGACCCATGCGCGGCCGATCTTGGCACCGAGGATATCGCCGCGATGGACGATATCGAGCAGCGTCGTGCGGTCGATCTTGAGGAATTCGGCGCATTCGATCAGGTCAAGCGTCCTCACTCGGTACCTCCCTGCGCGGCAGTGATGCTGTCACGCCATTGTTCCAGTTGCTCAATGTACTCGGCATGCGTCGGGTGATCCGCGACCGCCAGCCAGCATTCGTGGCTGCTGAAAGCGCCGCCGCTGATCGCGTGCGCACTCAACCGGCCGACGCAGATCTGCGTGGCTAGATCGGTAAGCGCGGTGACGAGGTGATCGACAGTATCCGCCTGCAGCTCGAGACGAAACTGGACTGCGCGCTTCGGAGGCGTTGTCATCGGCTACCTCCTGCGAGTGCGGCAGCACGATCAATGCGTTCGATCTCGGCGAGGATCAGTGCGCCGGCCTTCACCAATTCCCGTCGACGATCTTCGCCAATCTTCGCGCTCCAGCCTTCAGGGAGGATTGCTTGGCCGAACGTCGCGCCGTAGCCGGTATCGGCCGCAGACCAGTCCCGGACGCCGGGGGGCATCGCATAGTACGCGGCGAGCGCCGCGATTTCGCCGCATGCGTGCGCGTCATCATGTTCTTCCGTCCAGCCTTTCTCCGCGACCTGCCGACGTCGCTCGCCGCGCACGTCCACTTCTGCTGCCTGCTCGGCGAGTAGCCGCTGCGTTTCGGGATGCATCGGATCCGCGCCGATATAGCATTCCTCGGGGGCATCGGGCCAGCTGCGCCGGCAGCGATCGAATTCCCCTTCGTTCCATAGTGCGAGCCATTCGAACCCTTCCTCTGCGTCCAGCGCATACTGGATTGCTGCTACGGAGGCGTCATTGATTTGCGCAGACGCTGACTGCAGTTCTGGGACGCGTCGAGCAAACGCGATCATATCCAGCAGGCGCTGCGCAAGATCGGCGCGCGTCATCGGCTTACCGTCGACCAACATCGACCGCAAGCTATCGCGCTTGTGGTCGTCGGTCAGGAACAGCGCAGCTGAACGCAACGCTTCGTCTTCGCCGGTTACGTTCGCCTCGGGCTGGCCGGGAGCGAGCTTTTCATCGTTTGGCATCTCTTGATGCAGTCCGACAACAATCTGCATTGCTGCGAACACGGGATACTCTTCTTCGATCTCGTTTTGCGTCAGGCCCTCCGTCCAGTGATCGGAGTCGCCCAGGTGGGTATCGAGCAAGTCCATCACGCGGCGCAGCTGCGCCGTCAGGTGCGCTGGTGCAGCTGCCGGCTGCTCGGCAGGGGATGCTGCGAGAAGCTTGCGCGCGAACAGTACGACGCTCAGATCGCTGCCGTGATACTGCGGGTGCGGGTTGAGCTCCTTTCCGTACCGGCTTTCTTCGACGCTGAAGTGCGGCTCGGCGATCGCGAGAATCTGCTCGTCCGTCAGCGCATCGGTGCGGGTCGTATTGGTCGTGTTCATTCTTGGTCTCCGGAGGTGGTTGCGGGCAGGGCGCGGCAGAGTTGCATCAGGCCGGTCTCGAGCGTGACGCTGGCAGTGGCCGCCCATGAGCGTGCCTCCTGCGCGGCTTTGTGGCGGGCGTAGCTGCCGGTCTCATCGGCCATCAGGTCAAGCAGCTCGACGTCGGCTGCCTGCGAGATCTCGACGACGAGCTCGCGGATGGCAACGCGCACCGCCTCGAGGCGCTCGGCTCTGCCTCGGCGGGCAACCGCCGAGGCTTCGTTCATCTGGATAGGTTTGCGACGCGCGAGCGTCGCTTCGTTCTTCTGGATCGCTTTTGCGGGCGCACGCCCGCGCTTGCCATTTGCGACAGCCTTGCCGTCGACGCTTGCGAGCGCGATAGCCGTGCGTCCGTTTCCGTGTTCCCGCTTACGCGACAGCGGACGTGGGGTAGAAGGAGCCGGGTGCGGGGTCATTGGGCGACCTCCTGCGCCATCTCGGGCGTCCAGTCGGGGTCGGGCATGACGTACAGCTTGTCGAGCCACGCGTGAATCGACGCTGCGTTCTTGTCGGTTGCCCGATCGTGCTGCTGCATAGCACGGGTGATGTCGCTGACAGCGGCCCGGATGGCTTGGACGCGGGTCGGATATGTAGCGGTAAACGTCCGCATCGCCGGGAGGGCATCCGATACACCCCGCCCTGCCCGTACAGTCGTAGCGAAGATCCAAACGCCTTCGTCGGCATGGGCGAGGTGAATTTCTGCGGGTGCCAGCCTCGTCCGCTTGGAGGCCGGTGCCTTGATCGTCTCGCAGTCCACGAACGTCCCGTTTTCGTTCGGAGTGTGAATCGGATGTTTCTGCGGGCGGGCCGGCGGGTCGAGCAGATCTTCAAGGCCCGTCAGGGATCGATGGACGCCTTCGACGGTCCCCGGCGAAAGCTTCCCGAAACCGGGGTCATGCAGGACCGCCTGTAACGCCTGCAAAAGTTGCTTTGCACACGCATCGTTGATCTTCGTCGCCTTGGGAGCGGCCGGTTCAGAGATCGGCGCTTCGCCGGTCAGGTGCTTCTTCGTGACCTTGGTCTTGCCTGCTTCCTTCGCTTTCGACAGACCCGACACGATGCGCTCGAGTGCCTTGTCGCCGCCGTGCGTGCGGATCTCGTCGATCGCGAGCGTGCCGGCGATCGCGCCGCTGCGGACGAGGTCGTGCAGCTCGGCCGGGGCCCTCTCCAGCAGCGCGGCATCACGGACCGATTGCTCCGAAATATTGAGGCGTGCGCAGATGGTTTTGGTGTCGAGCCCGTGCACGTCGCGCAACTCGGCGATCGACGTCGCGAGGTCGAGAGGCGAGGATGCTTTCGATACGTTGCTCACGTAGCCGTCGATCACCATTTCCGACCGTTTCACGTCACGCGAATCGCGGACAACGATCGGGATCTTGCCGAGGTCTTTCCCCGACTTGATCGCCTCGCCGGCCGCGAGGTAGCGATGCTGGCCCTTGTAGACGTAGAAGTAATCCTTCCCATCAACCTTGCGCGCGTAGCAATGGAGCGGCGAGCCCTTGTCGTACCCGTTCTGCATCATCAGCGTGGCCAGTTCCTTGACCCACTGCTGATCGACCGGACGCACGTTGTCGCGCGGGTCGTACCGCAGCGCTTCATATGGCGTCATCCACAGGTCGGAGGACGTCGCGCCGGCCGCGGCTGCTGCCGCTTTCGTGTTCCCGGTCTGGATCGGCGCGGTCAGGTCGAGCTGTTGCATGCGGTCGTTCATTGCACGGCCTCCTGAGATTGCAGGTTGTTGGCAAATGCAAGTGAGCAATCGAGCGCGAGGCGGATCAGCGTTTTAGGGCGGCGCAGTATGACTTTCGTGAAACTGCCGTCCGGATCGACTCGTTCGACTATCCATCCGAGCGAGAGAAATCCGTCGACAACGCGATCGGCTGCATTGCCGATGGAGTAGCTTGGCAGGATACGGAGCGCCCACTGACGACGGCCTTCGTTGCTCCCAGCTTTCCGGTAGTCGACGAGGTACATCGAGTACCTGTCGGTGTCGACGAAGATCTTCGATTCGGCGAGCTTTGTAAGGTCTCGCTCGACGGCGATGATGTGTTTCGCTGCTCGTTGCAGTTCGGTGATTCGCTGTTCGTGACGGCGAATCGTATCGGCAACAATCGCGGCATAGGTCGTCGGCGGCACGTAGGGGGTCACGCGTTTCATGCGGCCTCCTTCGCTGCCTGCTTGCGTCGCGGCATCGCTTTCTGCGCGGCCTGCTCGATGGCGGCCTTTGCTGCTCGCTCGGCCGACTGCCGTTGACGACGTGCCGCGTTGATGGAGCTCTCGCAATCGCCTTCACTCGGGATCGAGATCTGCCTGCGGACGACGTCGTTGCCGTCCATGATCAGGTACTCGGTATGGACGCTGTCGGCGATCGGTCGACGCATCACGACCGTCTTGCCGACAAGGATCGGCGTCGACGGCCGGCGGGCATCGCGGTCGTAGCGGATGATGGTCCGCAGACTAAGGGTATTGCCGCGCGGAGCATCGGTTTCGAAGCGCTTGATCGGGCGGGGCATGGTCTTACTCCTCTTCACTTTCGCCGGCCGCGCGACATTTCATGTCGACGTGTTTGGCGTGCGGTTGCTGGTCGCGCGTCCGAAGTGCCGCGCAGTTCGCGAGGCAGATCCGGAGGGCGGGATTGGTCAGGGATGCGGAGGCGGGGCCGGGCAGGCAGCGAAGGCGATGCTCGCGAGCGATTTGCTCATCCGAGATTTGATCGATCGCTGCCATGACCGGATCAGCCTGCGTTCGAGCTCGAGGCGACGAACGCAATACTGTCGGCCATCGACATTTCCGAGCGGAACGTGCTGACGGCGACGGCGATGAAGATCACGAGCAGGGCAATGGTTGTGCGCGCTGCGCCGGGTTGAGATTTGCGGTTCCGGCTCATGGCTACACCTGTGCGCGCGAATGCGGGCGGGCGGCCGGCGCTTGGGGCGCGTCATTGCCGGGGAGGAGGTTCACGAGGATCACGACGACTGCCGCGACCATCACGAAGCGCCATGCGGTCGTGGACTCGATCGGCTTGGCGGGGGGAAAGTAACTTTGCTGCATGCGCTGGATCGCTGCCCGCCGAGCAGCACCGTGCGCGTCAAAAATGGGTTTCATATCAACCTCCGGTGGGCGCGTCGGGTGACGCGTTCCGCCGGAGGATATCCGCATACGGAATTGCATGTCAATCCGTATGCGGAATTTTCGGCGTGAGGCTTGCTCGGGAAATTAGGGGGCGATGCCGCGTGCGGAAGCGATTCAGCGTCGGTGGCGCCAAAGCCTCGCCGCGCAGAATTGGCCGGCGAGCGACAGCGCCGCGTCCATCAGTGGGTATTCGTTGACGTACGTGGCGGCTACGAAGCCGACCGTCGCTAGGACTGCAAGGGTTACGGTGCCGCGCTGGCGAGGCGCAGATTGGCTGGCGTGCCGCGCTCGCATCAGTTTGTCGGTGAGGCTTTTGAGGCCACGAGTCAGGAGGGGGAGAAACTCGGGTTCTACGCCGGTGGCCGTCGAGTCGAGCGAACCGTCAGCCCGCAGCAAGACGAGCGCGGCCGCAACAGCGTGCGTCTCATCTGAATCAAGGCGTGAGCTGAGGTGTGATGCGATGCGCAGGTGGCGTGCTTCGAGATTGCTCTGCGCTGGCTGCGTGGTGGTGCGTGCGGCACCCTCGTGCCGCAAACGATATGACGAGAGGTCAGTGACTGTTGCTTGCGCCTCGGATTTTGCGGCGTTTTTGGGCCGATTGGCTATTGGTCTCATGTTCGCTCAGCGTATCAGTGGTTAGATCACGTTGAGCGACGCGTTCGACGAGCGAGCGCTCGTCGTCTGTGGCCGGAATGGTCTCCGATACAGATGTCAGTTCGCCGGCACCTTCGGTGCTGGCCTCGTACGTTGCGATCACAAATTCGGCGAACGCCTGAATCTTGTCCCGTTCTCCTGCCGGCAAGCGAGCAAAGCGTTTCGGGTCGATTGGGAGTGCGCGAGACCCATCACGATCGTCGTCGTCGAGGAGTTGCGCGATCGAGATCCCAAAGGCCGACGCCAGCTTATATGCCGTTGCCAGTTCGGGCTCGGTGCCCAGGTTCAGCACACGGTGAATCGAGCTCTGCGACATTTTTGCGCGTGCCGCGAGCTTTGCCTGTGTGTCTGCGGCCGGTACTCGGCCCATCCAGAGACGCACCCTGTCTGCCAGAAGTTGCCGCATCGAAAAGTCTTTGCTCATGGCGGGAATCATTCCATATATGGAATTCCCTATGAGGAATTTTGGAAGTTGTGTAAAATTCCTCATACGGAAGTTTCCGGGCGATTCTCAAATTGGGGGAGCGATGAAAGGTAACCGCGAACCGATGCTCGACACCGTGCTGCGGCGTCTGAATCAGGTGAAGGGCGAGTGGCCCCGAATCGCAGACGAAAGCACGGTGCCATATCAAACCATCACGAAGATTGCATGCGGGTTCGTGCGCGATCCGCGCGTGTCGACCGTGCAGGCTCTGTACGACTATTTCGTCGATCTCCCGGAGCCCGATACCGCCACGAATGGCAGCGCGCTGGAAACGCTGCGCGGTCCACATTGATTTGCCGCTATGGCGACGCATTGATCTGTCCCATTGGGATGCATCGTACGTGCTGAACCGCCGGGTAAACAGAATGAAAGTCCACCATCACCAAGAACAGACGGGGCTCCAATGACCTGCAGATACAGCGGGACCGAGTGGCTTGACGTCCTCTACACATCTATCCGTAACACGCCGGGCGGGGTAGCAGACGCGGCGAATTTCCTTACTGCGCGACGCGGCCGATCGATTTCGGCCGAGGCCCTGCGACTGCGGCTCCGTGCGGTTGACGAGAATCGTCTCTCGATGGAGATGTTCGAGTTGCTGATCGAATGGCTGGAGGAGCGTCGTTCGCCATACGCGCTCGATGCGCTCTACGCGTTAAATGAGCGGTTCGGTCTCCGTGCATCCGAGGCACACGCCGCACCGGATGGTGATCCTTCTGAGGCCCTGATCGACGAAACGCTACAGATCGCCAAGCACACTGGTGAAGTCGCCGATTCCGTCCGCTCGGCGCTGGAAGACAAAAACATTAGCGAGGGCGACGCGACGACCATCACGACAGCGGCACGTTCGCAGCAGCGTGCGCTCGACCGCCTCATCCGGCTCGCTCGGTTGGCCGTGCGCGGTCCGAAGCCGCTGTTTCGTCGCGACTGAGCCAGCCTATGCGCTTCTGCTCTGGAATGCAGTGCTGTAACCCGTACCGCGAACAGGTTGGCCTGTCGTGCGATTACGGCAGCCAGTTGTGCTGCGCCAGCTCGGCGCTCGATCGCATGGCGACCGCGATGCCGTCCGGTATTCCCCGCCTACTCAATACGCTGCTCGATACGTTCCCCGCTTCAGCCGGTTACGTGATGCAGCACGCCTTGCGCTACGCCGACCAGTCCGTCGTGATCGATACCGCCGCGAAGTACTGCGCGTCTCTCCCGACGCGAGCAGATCGGCTGGCGTTCAAAGACCAGATCGCTGGCTTTCTCGGCAGCGAGCAACTCGAGCAGTTCGAAACATCGACCCTCGCCGAATTTCATCGGCGAAAAGCCACAACCAATCGGGGGTAACAAAGTGACTTTGCCGCAAGTCTCGATCTCGCTTCGTGCACACCACATTCGTGCACGACACCGCTTTTCCGTAGGTCAATCTGCGTTCGTTGCCGGACGTGCATCGTTCCGCCGTCGCCGGGTCGCCCGGATCTGCGCGACGGGGGCCTAAGTCTTGTCCACGATCGATCAGATCATCGCGCAGCTCGACGCTGCGGGGCATCCGCGATTGCCCGACGGTCACCCCATCGCGGACGGGAAACCGCACCGATATGGCCCGAAGAAAAAGCACTGGTACTCGCTGCACGAGATCGTTCGGGGAGGGCAGGTCGTCGGCTACACGGGCGCATTTGGCGAGTGGGGTGGCGACGACAACGGGGCGCAGAAGTTTGTGTGGCAAGGCGGTACGCTTCCCCCTGACGTTCTGGCCGAGACCCGTCGCCGACAAGAGGCGACCGAACGGGCGGAAGAAGAAAGGCGGCGCAATGCCGCGAAGCTGGCCGCGAATCGCGCGCGTCAGCAGTGGGGCGAAGCCGCTGAAGAGGGCGTGTCGACATACCTCGAGCGAAAGCAGATCACGGCCGAGGGCGTTCGATTTGCCGACGACGGGACGCTTTATGTTCCCCTGTTGCGCTATACGGTCGACGACGTTCGCATGGTGGGCCTGCAGAAAATCACGCCCGACGGCGCGAAGCGCTTCAACAAAGGCACCGAAAAGAAAGGCGCGGAATGCCGCCTCGGCAGCGTGAGCGCTGACGACAAGATCGTGATGATCGCGGAGGGCTACGCTACCGGCCGCTCGATTCGCATGGCGACCGACGAAGCAATACCGCTTTCGGTGTGTATCGACGCCGGCAACATCATGCTCGCCGCGCAGGCTTTGCGCGATGCGTACCCGGACGTGCATATCCTGATCTGCGCTGACGACGACTGGAAAGTCGAACAGCAGATGCGGAACTGGCTGGCCGACAAACTGGCATATCGCGGCGACCTGGTCGTCGGTGGTGATCCGGTCGCAGTCGAGTATCGGGACGTCGTCCATCACGTCAGTGCAGAAGTCGGGCAGATCGATGGCGGCGTTCCCTTTCTCGAACTTCGCATCGTCACGGAGTCGCGGCCGGAACAGATCAAGCGGTTCGAGAATACCGGCCGCGCCCGTGCGGAAGAGGCAGCGCAGGTCGTCGGCAACGCGAGCGTTACGTTCCCGGTCTTTGCGAACCGCGAGGATCGAAAGCTCACGGACTTCAACGATCTGCACTGCGAGGAAGGGATCCACGTCGTCAAAGAGCAGGTTGCACGAGCGATCCTCGCCGCGTTGGCTCCGGCCGCAAGCGACGTGAAGCCGTTCCCGCATTTGCACGCGGTTGAGCGCGCTGCTGACCCGATGTTCGATCAGGCGGTCGCAGCGGTGCGCGAGGCGCGTCGTGCATCCGTCTCGCTAGTGCAGCGTCAGCTCAAGATCGGCTACAACCGCGCGGCCCGCTTGCTCGAAGACATGGAGAAAGCCGGGATCGTGTCGGAGGAGAATGGCAAGGGATCCCGCCGAGTGCTGGACTCGGGTGATGAGTTCCCCCCTTCGTCCGCTGGCGCTGCCGACGACGAGCCGCCGGCCGAAGAAGGGCGGCAACCTCGGTCGTGGTATGCGGATCTGCGGCGCACGAACAGTGGTGCGTTGCTTCCGACCGTTGACAACATTTTCGCGATCCTGTCGAACGATCCGAAATGGGACGGTGTCCTCGGCTTCGAACTGTTCGCGCTGCGGATCGTGAAGCTGAAACCGCCGCCGTTTCCGGGTGGCGAGGTTGGCGAGTGGACTGATCGTGACGACGCGCGTTGCGCATTGTGGCTCGGCCAGCGCTACGCGGTCAGCCCGCGCGCTGACCTGATCTCTGACGCCGTGTTTCTGGTGGCCGAGCGCAATTCGTTTCACGAGGTGCGCGACTACCTCGCCGGCCTGACATGGGACGGTATTCCGCGGCTGCGGAACTGGTTGGTGACATACCTCGGTGCTGAGGACACGGAGTACGTTCGTCTGGCGGGGTTCAAGTGGCTCGTCGCATCGGTCGGCCGCGTGATGAAGCCCGGATGCAAGATGGACAACGTGCTGATTCTCGAAGGCGCTCAGGACGCCGGCAAGTCGTCAGCGTTCCGCACGATCTTCTCGCAACGCTGGTTCACGGACGCGAACATCATCATCGGTGACAAGGATTCGTACGCCGTGATGGCCGGGAAGTGGGTGATCGAGCTGGCCGAGCTGGACGCGCTGTCGAAGTCCGAGTCGTCCAACTCGAAGCGGTTCTTCTCGACGGCCGTCGACACGTATCGGCCACCGTATGCGAAGCGAGCGATCGACGTGCCGCGTCAGAGTGTGTTCGCCGGCACGGTCAACTTTGATACGTACCTCAAGGATGAGTCCGGCAATCGACGTTACTGGCCGGTCAAGGTGGCGGACGTGCTGAACCTGAAGGGGCTCGCGGCCGATCGCGACCAGATCTGGGCAGAGGCGTTCCAGACTTATTCCGAATGGGACGCAGCGAACCTGGAGGCCGACGGCGTGCTGCCGGCGCCGTGGCAGGTCTTGCCCGAGGAAAAGCCGCTGTTCCGCGTCGAGCAGGATGCGCGATATGAGGGCGACGTGTTCGAACCGATGATCGCCCGCTTCATTGATCTGCGCGACCGCGTCACGATGGAGGAGATCCTCGGCGAGTGTCTGAAGCTCGACATGTCGAAGTGGACACCGGCCGAGCAGCGTCGCATCGGCAAGGCGATCAAGTCGATCGGCTGGGTGCGAAAGCGTGAGTCGAAGGGCGGGCGAGGCTGGTATTACGAGCGCCCGGTAGAGGTCGAGATCGTCGCACGGCCTGCGTCAGCAGTGCTCGCGGCAGCGGAGGTAGGCGATGAAGCATGCTTCTGACGACCGCATATCTGTTGTGCAGGCCGCATCGTTCGGCGCGCTGCGTCAGCGTTGTTTGTCGCGCCGTCCCGGCAATCTTGCCGCGCCTCGTCGGCTCAATCGGCGCGCCGATATTCGTCCCGTGTCCCGACGTCCCAAGTGTCCCGCCTCACGTACGTGCGTGGGCGCGTGCGACGTGCGCGACACGTGCACACGGATGGGCGCACGTCGCAAGCGCGTGCGCGCGCACCTGACCTTCTTTCCTTGGGACAGTAGGACAGTAGGACAACATAGAGAACGGGGTGAGTGATGATCGACCTGAAAGAACAAGCCGGGACCGCGATGAATGTGCAGAGCCAGCTCAACGATCAGGCCGTCAACGCTGAGACCACGTTGGCAGCGCTCGCATTCGCCGGCGAACTCGGAAAGTTACTTTGGCACATGAAGTACGGTCAGGACGTGTCGTACGTGCATGACGTGAAACGGTCCCCGTTTCGGCGGGCGGTCCTGCTCCTGTCGCATCGCATTCGCACGTCACGGAAGTTTTCGCGTGCGAAGTTCACGGGCCTCGATCATCAGCAAGCGCTCGACAAACGCCGAGGTCTCAAGGTCGATGTAGCGAAGGCGGACATCGTTGAGCGTTTTGCGCGCCGCGTGATCGTCGAGTGGTGCGCAGATATCTGTACGGATTGCGATGGTCACGGTGTGATCGGCCGATCGCGTCGGGACGAGCCGACCGACCGCGACGTCGAATGCCCAGTGTGCAACGGCCGTCGAAAAGTTGTAATCGATGAGCAGCGGGTGCCGTTCGCGCACAACGGCCGCAGTCCGATGGTGCTGCGAGAGTACGGACCATGCCCGGAGTGTGACGGTGTGGGGAAGATCCGTGTCTCGGCATCCGGAGTGCGTGTTGGTCGACAAATCTGCAAAAGCTGTGGCGGGTCGGGTAAAGCCGCGATCGACGAACCGGCACGTGCGCGTGCGCTTGGTATCTCGCTGGATCTCTACCGCTCGCAGTGGCCTCAGCATTTTGTCGCGGCGCTCGCGCTGCTGGATAGTGTCGACGGTAGTGTGTCAGACACGGTGCGACGGAAGATGCAACGATGAAAATCTTGCAAACCAAGAACAGCCCGCATAAAATTCGGCCATCCTTTACCGAGTCACTGGATATTCGCTGGCACCGCGCGTTAGTCGTGCAAACCTCTCGGAGACATAACAACAATTAAGGGTGCCCGTTAGGTCAGTGGGAGGCGTTCGCCTTCACGAAATGGAATACTTCGAAGCCTCGAGCGCGTAAGCCTCGGGGCTTTTTGCATTGGAGGTCGCATGACTGGTGGCTCGTTCACACTGCGGGTCGACTCGTCTCGCCTCGAGGCGTCGTTCGAAGATCACGTGCAGAGGCAACTTCCGTTCGCGATCTCGAAAGCGTTGAACGACACGGCGCAGGCGGCGAAAGCTGCTTTGGGCGACGAGATACGCGAGGTGTTTGACCGGCCGACGCCGTACACGCAGCGATCACTGCGTATCAAGACTGCGACGAAGCAACGGCTTGAGGCTCGCGTCGGTTTCATCGACGAATCGTTCAAGGGCACGCCCGCGACGAAGTACCTGATGCCGCAGGTGACGGGCGGGCCGCGCAGCGTGAAGCGAGTTGAGGCGTTGCTGCGAGCGCGTGGATTGCTGCCGTCCGATATGTACGTTGTGCCAGGTGCGGCCGCGCAGCTCGATCAGTACGGCAACTTCAGCCGTGGCCAGTACTCGAAGATCCTCTCGCAGTTGCAGGCATCGCGTGATCGAACGCAGAACGAAACAGACCGATCGCGCAAGCGACGCAAGCGCGATCCCCTTCGCGACGCACGCTACTTCGTGGGTCGACCGGGCGGTGGCAGGATGGCGCTCGGCGTGTGGGCGCGATACAAGTTCGCATCCGGCTATTCGATTCGTCCGGTCCTCATGTTCGTTCGCGCCCCTCGCTACAGCGTGCGCTTTCGGTTCAATCAGGTGGTCGAGAACACGACGGTGCGCACGCTGCCGACCGCATTCGAGGCCGCGTTGAAGCTCGCGATGGCGACGCGTCGATAGGAAGCGCCAATCGGATGGGGTGGGCGGCAATAGGATTGCGCTATTGCAAATGCGAATCGATAGCATTTACGAAAAGCACGACGAGGGCTCTGGCCGGATTTTTTCGGGTCCTCCCCAGCCCCCTGCCGATGCGGGTAATTCGAGCCACGTCAGACGCGCAGTGTCAAAGATTTTTCAGGGTGGTCACCCGGTGGTCAGGTGGTCAGTTTCGGTGGTCAATGGGTGGTCATATGCCTGAGATGAGTCAACGCGCATTTGCGCGTCACATGAACGTCGCGCTCAACTCGGTCCAGAAAGCCATCAAGGCGGGCCGGATCTCACTGAACGGGAACGGCAAGATTGACTCCGAAGCAGCCGAGGCGGCGTGGCGACGCAACACCGACGAGTCGCGTCGCTCGTTCGAAGATTTGTCGCGTGCGACGCCAGCGCTTTCCTCGGCTTCACTGCCGCCGTCGCCGAGCGACGACGACGACTTTCCCGCTGGCGCGTCGAACGAAGACCCGCACATGGCGAAATATCGCGCTGCGCGTGCGCATCGCGAGGAGACGCGCCTCGAGCGCGAACGCATGGAGCTGGCGCGCGAGCTCGGCAACACGCTCGCGCTCGCGGACGCGCAGCGGATCGCCTTCACGGCCTTCCGCACGGTGCGCGACAACGTGATGAACGTGCCCGTGCGCGTGAAAGACATCATTGCGGCCGAAGACAGTCCGGCCCGCATCGAATCGATACTTGAGGAAGAGCTCGCACGGGCGCTTTCCTCCGTCGACGTAAACACGTTGATGCAAGATCAAGACGGTGACACCGATGGGAGCGATAGAAGCCTTCCTGAAGACGATCAAGAAGGCGATTCAGCCTGACGAGCGCATTGGCATCGCCGAGTGGTCAGAGCGATATCGAATTCTTCCAGAGCACGGCACCGAACCGGGGAAATGGCGTAACAGCCGGACTCCGTACCTTGTCGGCATCATGGATGCGCTGTCGGGGATGCCGAGCAACGTCACACGATACGCGCACGACGATCATCGGCCGTTCGATAACAGTTGGGTGGTGATCGTCGGTCTGCAGAAAGGACACCAGCTCGGCGGATCCGCGCTCGGAGAGAACTTCATCGGACGCAGCATCACGACGGCGGCCGGCAACATCCTCGGTGTGTTCGCGACGAAGGATGACGCCGAGAAGTGGGAAGTTGACCGCTTCGAGCCGATGCGACTATTGACACGTGAGCTGCGGCGACGCGTGAAGGATTCCAACCGGAAGAACAGCGCCAACACCAAGCTGCGCAAGCGCTATCCCGGCGGCATGATGAACCTCGTGAGCGCGACTCGCGCAGGTCGGCTCAAGTCGACGACGGTTCGTTACGTGTTGCTTGAGGAGGTTGACGAGTACGAACTCAACGTCGACGGACAGGGCAATCCGATCGATCTAGCCGTCAACCGGACAAGTAACTTTGGCCGCCGGGCAAAGGTGTTTGCGAACAGCACGCCGACGATTAAGCGTCGGTCGCAGATCGAGAAGCTTTACGAACAGGGGGATCAGCGTCGGTACTTCGTGCCCTGCCCGGACTGCGGGCATCCGCAGTTCTTCGACTGGCACAAGGGCATGAAGTACACCCCCGGCGAACCCGAGACCGTGCGCTACTACTGCGAAGCATGTGGCGTCGGTAGCCGCGAGCACGAATGGAAGCGGGGGTATGACAGCGCGTACTGGATGCCGACCGCAAAGGGCGACGGAAAGACCGCGAGCTTTCATCTCAGCGCTGTCTATGCACCGCTCGGGTGGCGGCCGTGGGTGGAGATGGCGGCCGATCATGAGGTTGGCAACCTCGACGTCGAGAAGAAGATCGCGTTCTTGAACAACGGTCTCGCCGAGACGTACGAGGACAAGGCCGCCGAGATGAAGTGGCAAACAATCAAGCGCCGTGCGCAGCCGTACAAGCTGCGCACGATCCCGCTCGGTTGTCTCATCCTGACAGCAGCCGTCGACACGCAGAACGACCGTCTCGAGGTTGAGATCGGGGGCTGGGGCCGAGGGATGCGGAACTGGACGATCGATCACATCGTGCTACGCGGAGATCCGGCGACGCAGGCCCCGTGGGCGGCGCTCGACAAATTGCTCGACATGCCAATTGTGAATGCCTACGGCGTGCCAATGCGCATCGAACTGTGTGCTGTTGACTCGGGCGGCGGTCGTACGCAGGACGTCTACGACTACTGCCGGCTTCGTAAGCATCGCGGTGTGTTCGCGATCAAGGGCTCGCGCGAGAAGCACAAGCCGATCATCGGCCGGCCGACCGATCAGGACGTGACGAAGAACGGTCGGACGTACAAGGGTGGGGTACAGCTCTGGCCGATCGGCACAGATACCGCGAAGTCACGGATTTATGGCGCACTGTCGCGCGACGAAGAGCTTGAGGTCGCGGATCAGCAGATGTTCTTCTCGACAGATCTCGACGACGAGTACTTCGAGCAGCTCTGCTCGGAAGCGTACAACGCCTCCAAGGATCGATGGGACGCGCTCCGCAAGCGCAACGAGGCACTCGACCTGAAGGTCTACAACCTTGCCTGTGCGTATCACCCGAAGCTGCGGCTCAATGCGTTTCAGGACGCCGATTGGGCTGCTGTCGAGGCTGTTGTTGAGCCGCGTGTCCGTGATCTGTTCGCCGAGCCGGCTCCGGAGGTTGAGGTCGACACCGATCCAGGCGGGAGCGCTGCGGAATCGATTGGCGATGACCTGGCGGGGGAGCTGGATGCGACCGAACCGGCAGTTGTGGAAGTTGAACCCGTCGTATCCGCTCCCGAGCCAGAGGAGGCGGAGCCTCGTCCGGCTACAACCGGATGGGTGCCACGACGTGATAACTGGTTGAGGCGTAGGTAGCTATGGCATTCACACAGAACGACCTGATCGCCGTCGAGCGAGCCATCGCGAGCGGGGCGCTGACGGTGGAGTACAACGGCAAGAAAACGACGTTCCGCAGCATCGCCGATCTGCTCGCCGCTCGCGATCTGATCAAGGCCGATGTCGACGCGGCCGCAGGCGGCTCGCGCCGGCCGCGATCGAGCGTCGCAATCATCGAGCGATTCTGACATGCGAACGAACATTCTCGACAAGATGATTGCGGCGGTCTCACCCGTATGGGGTGCTCGCCGGATGCAGGCGCGTGTCGCGCTCGACGCTGTTCGCGGCTTCGACGGCGCGAAGCGCGGCCCCCGCGCGGCAGGCTGGCGCGCAAGCGGGGCCAGCGCGACGGCCGAGCTCGCGCCCGCGTTGGCGACGTTGCGTAACCGGTCGAGAGATCTCGTCCGGAACAACGGGTACATCAAGCACGCGTTGAACGTGAAGGTCGCGAACCTCGTTGGGACAGGTATCCGCGCGAAGTTCGACAACAAGGGGCTCCAGAAGCTCTGGAAGGGGTGGATCAAGCAATGCGACGCAGGCGGTCTGCTTGATTTCAACGGCATACAGGCTCAGTGCGATCGGGCGATGGAGGAGGCGGGGGAGGTGTTCATCCGATTCCGGACGCGCCTTCCTGATGACGGTCTGGAGGTGCCGTTGCAGCTTCAGGTTCTCGAGGCCGAGTATCTCGACAGCACGAAGACGGGGCCGACTAACAACGGGGGCTTCGCCATTACCGGGGTGCAGTTCGACGCGATCGGACGGCGGGTCGGTTACTGGTTCTTTGACCGGCACCCTGGCGAGATAGCGCTCGTACCGCGTGACTTGCAAAGTCACTTTGTGCCGGCGGCCGACGTGATCCACCTGTTCGACGCAATCAAGCGCCCCGGATCGGTGCGGGGCTTTCCCGAGTTCGCCACATCGATCTGGAAGGTACGTGACCTCGATGAGTATCAGGACGCGGAGTTGATCCGGAAAAAGATCGAGGCGTGCTTCGCGGCGTTCGTCAAAACGAACGACGAAGGCTATCAGGCCGGTCGGCCGGTCGCCGTCACAGGCGCAAAGCAGGATGCGCCGCGCGTCGAGGCGTTGTCGCCGGGGATGATCGAATACCTGCGAAGCGGAGAAGAGATCCAGTTCGCTGCGCCCGCCGCAAGCGAGGGGTACGAAGAGCACGTGCGCATCGAGCTGCGAGCCATTGCAGCCGGATGTGACGTCACGTACGAGCAGCTCACAGGCGATTACTCGCAGGTGAACTTCACGAGCGGTCGCATGGGCAAGGCGGAATTCAAGCGGATCATGGAGCAACGGCAGTGGTTGATCGTGATTCCGATGCTTTGCGAGCGGGTCGCAGCGCGTTTTGTGTCGACCGCATACCTCGCCGGCAAGACGAAGCTCGCCACGTGTGACGTCACGTGGACGCCGGAACGGATCGAGTTCATCGATCCGGTTCGCGAAGCAGCCGGCCTGATCTCGCTGATCGAAGCGCGGCTCAAGAGCCGTAGGCAGGGAATTCGCGAGCTGGGCGACGATCCCGAAGAGGTCGACGACGAGATCGGCAGCGATCCGCTCGATGCAGACGAACCCCCGCCCGGAAGCCGAAGTGTCGGCACCGCAGGGACGAGATCAGCACCTGCAGCTCGACGAAGTACGTTTTCCACCCACAAGCGCCCGCGTAAGCGGGCGTTTTCATTTGGAGGCAAGCATGCCCCGTAGCACTAACAGCCCGACGAGTCCGCAGGCGCGGGGCACGTCGATGCCGCTCATGTCGCGCCTGATGCCGGTCTCATCGTTCAACGCCGATGCGCGCACGGTCGACGTGACGTGGACGGCCGGCGCGCAGGTCGCGCGATACGACTGGATGCGCGATCGGCCGTATCTCGAAGAACTCAGTACCGCACCCGGTGCCGTTCGCATGGATCGCCTGTCGTCGGGGACCGCGCCCGTCATCAACAATCATGAGCGTTGGCGGGGACTGGACGGTGTCCTTGGTGTCGTCCAGGCGGCCAATCTCGACACTGCAGCCGGCACCGGATCTGCGACGCTGCGATTCTCCCGCCGTGATACCGCAGAGCCGTACTTTCAGGACGTTCAGGACGGGATTCTCCGAAACGTCTCTGTCGGCTATCGAACCTACCGCATCGAGATGATCCCGCCAGGCCAAGAGGGCAACGAGATGTGGATCTATCGCGCGATCGATTGGGAGCCGACTGAGATTTCCGTCGTCGATATCAACGCCGATGCCGGGTCGACGACGCGTGGCGATCCCGGTCAATCGTTCGCGGGGCAACTTCCCACTTTCCCGTGCGAGTTCTTCGAGCGCGGGGCAGCAGCACAACCTAACGGGGCAGCTGCCCCGTCGATCAATCAAGGAGCAGATACGCAAATGCATGGTCAAGACAACACCCGTACCCAACCGACGACTGTTCAAACCCCGACGCCGGCACCCGGCAACGTCACTCCGGCGCTGGCGGCCGACAACGCGCGTGCCGAGGGCGAACGCGCTGAACGTCAGCGCATCATCGACATCGGCGCGGCCGTGCGCGCGAGCACGCTCGACGGCCAGCAAGCGCTGATTGATGGCTTCATCGAGCGCGGCGTGGCGATCGACGCCGTGCGTGCCGAAGTGCTGCGGCTGCAGGCCGAGCGCTCTGCGGCGACAAACATCCGCGGGCAGGCTGACATTCACACGATCAGCGACGAGACGGACACGCGCCGCAATGCAATGACCGAGGCGCTTATGCATCGCATCAACCCGCGACACGCGCTCAACGATGCGGCCCGCCAGTATCGCGGAATGACGCTGCGCGAGCTTTGCCGTGTCGGCCTCGAGGCCGCACACGTCGACACGCGAGGCATGGACATTCGTGCGCTGGCCGGTGTCGCACTCGGGATGGGCGCGCGAGGCGGCTACAACACGACATCGGATCTGCCGGTCGTATTCGGCAACGTGATCAATCGGACGCTGCGTGACGCGTACACGGCCGCTCCGCGTTCGTTCACGGCGTGGGCACGGCAGGGCGTTCTCACCGACTTCCGCGCCGCAACGCGCGTAATGGTCGACGGCAACCTGAAGCTCGAAAAGGTGAACGAGGCCGGCGAATACAAGTACGGCACGCTTGTCGACGGCGGCGAAGTGATTCAACTCGGCACGTACGGGAAGGTGATTAGCTTCACGCGCCAAATGATCATCAACGACGATCTGTCGGCGTTCGAACGTGTTCCGCTGTTCTTCGGCCGCGCCGCTGCGAACCTCGAATCGGACCTCGTCTACGGTGCGCTCACCGGTGCCGGCAAGATGGCCGACGGTAAGCCGTTGTTCGACGCGGCGCATAACAACGTCGGTACGGCCGGGCCGATCAGCATCGATTCTCTGTCTGAGGGGCGCACGAAGATGCGGACGCAGAAAGCGCCCGGCGACGACACGGTGGTGAACGTGACGCCGAAGTTTCTGCTCGTGCCCGCTGCGCTCGAGACGGCGGCTGGCCAGTACACGAGCAATCAGTACACGCCAAATGTTGCGAAGGAGCAGAACCCGTTCTACGGCGTCCTGACGCCCGTCGTCGAACCGCGCCTCGACGCCGTCAGCCCGACGGCATGGTATCTCGCGGCGGACCCCGCGACGATCGACACGATCGAATACTGCTACCTCGAGGGCGAGCAGGGCCTGTACACCGAGCAATCGCTCGACTTCGATGTCGACGGCCTGAAGGTCAAGGCTCGGCTCGATTTCGCGGCGAAGGCGACCGACCATCGCGGCCTGTTCCGCAATGCCGGCAAGTAACTTTTGCGGTGGCGCACGTTCGGTGCGTCACCGTGTTTCGTTTTGCGGTTCAACAGGAGTACATGCATGAAAAACTACATTCAAGACGGTGACATCCTCACCGTGACGCTGACGACGGCCGTCAACTCGGGCGATCTCGTTCTGCTCGGCTCGTCGAAAACGCCTGCTGTCGCGTACGGGTCGTACGCGGCGAACGTGCCGGGCGAATACGCGCTCGACGGCGTGTTCGAGCTCCCGGCGGTTGCGGCCGATGCTGCGATCGTTGGCGACGCGGCGTACTTCGACGCGGCGGCCGGCACGGTGACCGCGAAGGCAGACGGGAACGCTCCGGTCGGAATCTTTGCCGACGTGAAGCGTGCAAACGTCGGCGTCGCACGTGTGCGCTTGCTGCGCACGCAGTGACGATGTACGACCCGTCCGTAATTTGGGCGTCGATCGCAGCCGTCGGGATGCTCAAGACGGCCGCGATCGAGGAATCGGGGGCCGAGCTGCAGGTCGGCTTCTTTGCCCCTGACGAGGTCGATCTCGACGGCCGTGTGACGGTCTCGAGACATCGGATCGAGTATCCGACGGCCGACGCTCCCGATCTGCGTCGCGATTCCATCGTCGTGATCGACGGCGTCCGGTATTCGATTTATCGACCGCCGCGACGCACCGATGACGGCTTCTTCACTGTTGCCGAGCTGGAGGTGAAGCGATGACGACGATGCGAGAGCGATTCATCGAGCAACTGATGACCGCGTTGTCGAACGACACGCGCTTGCGTGATGAGGGCGTGGTGGTCGAGCGGTCGCTCTTCGCTGCATTCTCGAGCAACGAGCCACGCGTGCTGGTCGTGCATCGCGGCTCCGATCCCGTGGTCGACGAAAACATTGGCGTGACGACCCGCGAGTGTGGGGTAGCGGTGTCTGCCGTCGTCCATGCCGATGCGCCGGATCGCGAGGCCGACGTCATGTTCGACGTGACGCATCCGATCGTGATGGGCTTTCAGGCCGATGGCCTGATCGGTGTGCGCGAGGCCGGCACCGACGAGCCGCAGGCCGGCGATGCTGATGGCGGCGTTGGCGTTGTGACGATGCGGTATCTCTTTCTTTACCAGACGCGCGCCGGTCACCTCGATTGAGGTCGCGGCGGCGCATTGACAGGAGTTGAAATGGGTAGCCCCAAATCAATGCGAAATTCCGTCGTACTGGCCGCACTGCAAACTGCGGTGGGTACGCCGGCCGTGCCGAAAGGCGCAACGGATGCCATCCTCGTGAGCAATCCCTCCGCGAAGCCGATCTCGGCCGAATATACCGGTCGGGATCTGGTCCGCCCGTACTTCGGCAGTAGCGAGCAGCTTCCGGCCGGCGCGCACGCCGAGCTCGATTTCGAGGTCGAGGTTGCAGGGTCTGGCGTGGCCGGGGTTGCGCCGGCGTGGGGGCGTTTGCTCATCGCGTGCAACTTCGCCGAGACCGTCACGGACAAGGTCGATGTGCAGTATCGGCCGGTCAGCACGCCGGTCCGGACGCCGTTGACGTTGTACTACTACCTCGATGGGCTGCTGCATAAGCTGACGGATGCGCGCGGCACGGTGTCGTGGGATTTCACGGTGAAGCAGATTCCGAAGATGAAGTTTCACTTCATGGGTGTCTACAATCCGGTCGTCGATTCGCCACTGCCGGCGGACACGGATTTTTCGATGTTTCTGCGGCCGAAGCTCGCGAGCACCGAGGCGACGACGTGGGCGATGCACGGCTACACCGGTCCGCTGCAGGCGTTGTCGTTCGACCTGGCCAACTCCCTCACGTGGGCCGCGCTGATCGGCTACGAAGGCGCCGAGATCAACGACCGCCAGCCGACCGGCAAGATCACCATGCAGCTCGGATCGGTGGCCGACAAGAATTGGTGGCAATCGGTCAAGGATGCGACGACCGGTGCGCTCACCATTACGCAGGGGAACGTGCCCGGAAATATCGTCCAGTTCGATGCGCCCAAGGTGCAGTTGACCGATCCGTCGTATTCGGACCAAGACAAGAAAGTGATGCTCGACGCAACGCTGACGGTCAATCCGGATCGCGGTGACGACGAGCTGGTGATCACCGTAAAGTAACTTTTCGAACCCTGATCTCACGGCCGCGCGATGCGGCCGTTTCTATTTGCGAGGCGATATGTCGTATTGCTTGATCAAAGCACCGACCTTCACGATGAAGGTCACCGTCGTGGAACCCGGCACGAGCTCGAGCGGCGAGATCGAGACTCACGAATTCGTCGGCGTGTTCAAGCGGATCACGATGGACGAGTGGGACGCGATGCGCGCATCCGGCCGCACCGATCAGTCGATCATCGCGGACCTGCTCGTTGGCTGGCACGGTCTCGTCGACGCCACTAAAAACGAGGTGCCCTTCACTAGCGAAACGCGTGATGCGCTGCTGTCCATTCCGCACGCGCTGCGCGGTGCGGTGGTGGCCTTCATGACGGGTGCATCGGGGGCCGGCCTAAAAAACTGATCGACGCGGCACGGCATTGGGCCGGCGCTTCGTCGTCAGTGCCGACGGTTGATCGCGGCGTTGTCGAGGCGTTGGCGGCGTTTGGTGCGCGTCCGGCGGATCTGGAGGTCGCGGCCTCGCAGGCAGCGGACACCGCATTCGAGGTCTACCCGGAGAACTGGGAGGCCGTTCGCGCGTTCGTGTCGATGACGACGCAATGGCGAATGACCGGGATCTCCGGTTTCGGCGGTGCATCAATGCTGCATACCGGCCTCGACTATTCGGCGCTCGAGCCGGTATTCCGATTGCTTGGCGTGAAGCGTAAGCGCCGTGCCGCGTTGTTTCAGCAGATCAGGGTCATGGAAGAGGCGGCGCTCGAGGTTCTGCTGAGTGATTGATCTGAAGTAGTGGGACAGACGATATGAACGGAACAAGCGGTAACTTGGGCCAGCTCGTCGTGCAGTTGACGATGGATCCCGCGACGTATCGCGCGAGCCTGCGGACGGCACAGAACGACACGAAGACATTCTCGACCGCCGTCGACCAATCGGCGCAGAAAGCAGGACAGTCGATGCATAGCGTCGGCGTGCATACGGCGGGTGCGCGTCGTGAGCTGATGGTGATGGCGCACGAGGTCGTCACCGGGAGCTGGAAGAACCTCGCCGGGTCCGCGATGGTGTTCGCTGAGCAGATCGACCTGATGTCGGTCGCGCTTAGTCCAGTCGGGATTGCAGTCGGTGCGGTTGCGGCGGCTATCGGGACGTTCGCGGTCGGGATCTACAAGGGCGCGCAGGAGGTCAGCACGTTCAACAAGTCGATCCAGCTCACAGGCAATTACGCTGGTATGACGACGAGCAGCATCGCAGCAATGTCGGTCGCGGTAGCGGACGCAACACACGAGAGCGTTGGAACCGCGCGGCAGAGCGTGCAGGCGCTTGTGTCGACGGGGCAGATTGCAGGTGATGCGCTCCAGGTGCTCGGACAGAGTATGGTCCGATTGCACGAGCTGACCGGTGCGAGCCTCGACGAGATCTCGAAAGACTTCGCGAAGATGCCCGAGGGCGTGGCGAAGTGGGCCGAAGAGCACAACCGCAGCATGCACTTCATGACGACCGCACAGTACGAGCATATTCGCGCGATCGAGGAGACTGGCGACCGCCAGAAAGCCATGCTCGAGACAGCGAAGCTGCTCGACGCGCACCTGCGTGGTGAATCGCTTTCGAACCTCGGTGCGCTGGAGCGTGCGTGGCGCGGGGTAGGGAGCGCGATCGGCGGGGCGTGGGAGTGGATGAAGTCGATCGGCAAGGCTGAGACGACGGCCGAGCGCGTTGCGGCGGCAAAGGCGGATCTGCGTCAGCTTGAGGACGCTGCGCGGTCGGGAACGGTCGCTATGCGACCGGGCGCGATGGATGCAGCTCGCTCCCGGCTCGCGGCAGCAGAAAAGGCAGCGTCGGATGAAGCCGAAACGGCGCGGAAGAAGTCAGAGGACGCGCGGACGCAAGAAGCCGGCATCGCGGCTTCGGACTATCTCAAGCGGCTGCGGGACGAGGCGCGGGGCATCGCACGCGTCAACGATGCGCTCGACGACTACAAGCGCAAGGTCGCGGACTACAACAAGGCGAATCCGGAAAACAAGGTGTCTGCCGGCCAGATGGCCGCGGATGTCGCGGAGATCCGGAAGAAGTACTCCGACCGCTCAGGTGCGTCGGGCGCTAACCGGATCCGAAAGAGCTTGCTCGATGCGGCGCTGCAGGAGACGAAGAATAGCCTCGAGCTGATCCAGAGTGCTTACAAGAACGCCGACGATCAGTTGCAGGCGCTGCACAAAGCAACTTTGATTTCCGATCATGCGTTCTATGCGGCGCAGATCGCGCTGGCCGACGACACGACAGCGAAGAAGATCGACGCCTACGAGCGCGAGAAGAAGACGCTCCAGTCGGCATATTGGAAGGCACCGGCCGACGAGCGCATCCGGATCACGAAGGAGATCGGCGAGCTCGACACGAAGATCGCGAAGTCTCGCGAGGAGAACGCATCGCGCGATCTGGTGCTGTTGACGCAGCAAGAGGACGCGCAGCGCCGCTACTTGAAGTCGATCTCGGATACGCGTGACGCGCTGTTGGCGCAGGCCGGTGTGTCAGTGCCACGCGCGATGCACGACTACGACGATCGCAACCGTGGTGCGCTGCTTCAGGCCGCGTCGACGGGCGATGTGCAGGGTGCAGCGTTTATCGAGCAGAACCGACAGCTCACCAAGATTTCTGCGCAGTACAACGACATTGTCTCGCAGGCAAGCAGCGTGCAGCGGAAGATATCGCTCGATCAGCAAGAGGGGCTGACCGGCTGGATCGACGGGTTGTCGCAGTTGCGCGCGAATTCAGTCGACACGGTGACTTCGCTGCAGGCGCTGTACGACGAGGTCAACCGGCTTTCGTGGCAGACGACGGACGAGGGCGTGCTGCGTAATCTGGACGTGATGCGGGACCGCATTCGTCAGTCGATGCTCGACAGTTCGAACTATCTGAAGGACTTCACTGATGCAGGGCGGAATGCATTCAGCGGACTGTTTCAAGACATTGCTACGGGTGCGAAAACGCCGGCTGAGGCGGTGCGTTCGATGGTTGTCAGCATGCTCGGCTCGCTGGCACAGCTCTTCGCGAACAAGGCGTATACGGGGATGCTCGGGATGCTCTTCGATGGTGCGTTGTCCAGCGCCGGGGGAATGGGCGGTAGCGCGTACGGATTCACGGCGGCGTCGTCGATCTCCGGCAGCGGCGCGTTGTTCGGTGTCGGTGCAGGGATGAAGTTCGCCGGCGGTGGGCTGATCAGCGGGCCGGGCACAGGGACGAGCGACAGCATTCTTGCCCGTGTTTCGAATCGCGAGTTCATCGTTCGTGCAGATGTCGTGTCTCAGCCGGGCGTGCTCCCGATGCTCGAGGATCTCAACAATGGACGGGGCATGTCGCGCCTTTCGAAATTCGCTCGTGGTGGCCTTGTGGCTGGATGGCGTGCATCCGGCGGCGATTTTTCCGATGCGGGCCTGAGCCTCTCGCTGTCAACGCCGATCTATATCCAGTCGGGCGATAACGAGCAGTCGCAGCAAGCGTCGACAGGCGCAGCACAGGCCCTTGCGGACGGTCTGAAACAAAAGATGCGTGCCGTAGTCCTCGGCGAGACTCGGCCGGGCGGAATCATTTACTCATTCATAAAAAATGGCAGATGAAACTTTCGTATGGACGGTTCGGACCGGCGACGCCGGGCAGATCGACTTCAAGGTCAGAACTGCACCGTTCGGGGACGGCTTTCAGCAACGTGTCGGCGACGGTATCAATGCGAAGCGGGCTAAGTGGCCGATTACCGTCATTGGAACCCTGGAGGAGGTGAAGCCGATCGTCGAGTTTCTTGATCGGCATGCTGGTGTGAAGTCGTTTCTTTGGGCGTCGCCGGTCGGTGAGCTGGGGCGTTACACGTGTGCGTCATACGCGCCACGTCGTGGAGCGGGACGCATAGTTACTTTGACTGCGACATTCGAAGAGTCATTCGGGGCTTGATATGGGACAGCTTGAAAAGGTCGATCTTGGAGCGGAAGGATCTGGCATTGGGGGTGACTCTCCGCGCAGTGCTAACGAGCGGATGAACCGGAACGTGGACGTTTTGGCACGTCAGTTGCCTGTCCAATCTGCAGCAACCATCACGGCTTCGCAGACGTTGACTGCCGACCATATCGGCAAGCGAGTCTTTGTGAACTTTGCGGTCGCGGGTGGAGTGATCAAGATGAAGCGAGCGTCGACGTGTGAGCCCGACTCGCTCGTGTGGATCGTCAACGTAGGCACGCCGACTTTCTTGCTTGGGGTCGATGACAACTCGGGTGACAACATTGCGCTCGGTGCGTTGAACCCTGGCGAGGCCGCGATTCTCGACACCGACGGCGCGCATGCATGGCGTGTGCTTCTACGCGGTCGCAGTTGGGCTGCAGACGAATCGGTGTCGGGTAAGTTGACGGTAGCGAAAGACATTTCGGTTGGGGGCAGCGCAACATTCTCGAACCGACCGACATTCGCAGGTAAAACTCCGTGGGATTCGGGCAACCTTAATCCTGGGAACTATGCGACAGTAAATACGTTTCAAATTTTAACGGCACGCAAACGAATTAATGCCAGTCAGGCGACTGGTGCGTGGGGCGACCAAACTTTTGTCGTTGAAAGCGATTTAGCGCAAACGGGGATAGGGTTTAGGGCCTCTACCGGAGCGATGGTGTTTCGTTACAATAACGGCAACGCGTCGCTTGAATGTGTCTCCTGGGATTCGGGAGCCTATGGTCCGATAGTTGCGTCTTCATTTAACGTCGGCTCGGATTATCGCCTTAAAAAAGTAATCGGTGAAATCAGTGATCCGATCGGCAGAGTTCGAAAGTTTCGGCCGGTTATGGCGGAATACAAATCGTCTCCCGGAAAATCGTTCCCGATGTTTATTGCGCATACTTTGCAGGAAGTCGCCCCTCATGCCGTTTCTGGCGATAAAGATGCGGTCGATGTCGACGGTCGGCCGATATATCAGGCTGTCGATTATTCAAAGATCACACCGGATTTGGCAGCAGCAATTGTCGCGCTGGCCGATGAGAACATGGCGTTGAGGGCGCGTGTTGAAGAGATTGAGCAAAAATTCGAGGTGGATCGGTAATGGGCATCTCGTCTGACATCCAGAAACTCGAACCCGGCCGAATCGTCGAGCTATTTGATTTCGACTTAGAGGTGATCGGCGGTGATGTGCGCGAGCGACATCCGGCCGGGGAGTCAACATGACAATCGCTGCCGATGTACAGACTCTTGAGCCGGGCGCTTTGATCGAACTCTTCGAGTTGGACGCAGCTGTGATCGGTGGACAGGTCGCGTACTTTCATGGTCACCGACAGGCGGCCCCCATCGTGTGGCGAGGAGTTGCGTACGCCCCTTGGCCGATCATTGCCGAAGGGTTCGAGCGGACGAGTGCGGGCAGACAACCTGTGCCGTCGCTCAAGGTCGGTAACGTGGATGGTTCGATTTCCGCTCTTTGCCTCGCGCTAGAGGATCTCGTCGGCGCGAAAATCACTCGACGCAGGACACTCGTGAAGTATCTCGATGCGGCGAATTTTCCGAATGGAAAGAATCCGTCTGCTGATCCGAATGAGGAAATGCCCCTCGAGGTGTGGCTGATTGAGCGGAAGTCGCACGAGGACAATGAGTCGGTCGAGTTCGAATTGTCTTCGCCTCTCGACTTCGACGGTGAGCAGTTGCCTCGCCGGCAAATCATTCCGAACCTGTGCGTCTGGGCTTATCGTGGCCCGGAATGCGGGTACACGGGTGGGCCGTGCGCAGACGCGAATGACGCCCCGACCGACGACCCGGCCAAGGACCGATGCAGCCAAAGCTTGCGAGGCTGCAAACTTCGCTACGGCGCCAACAACCCGCTGCCCTACGGCGGCTTTCCTGCTGCGGGCCTCGTCCGCACCTGACCCTATGCGCAAAGCTACTTTGGACGCGATCCGCTCGCATGCGGTTCGCGCGTATCCGCACGAGTGTTGCGGGCTTGTGATCGTCGAGCGCGGCCGCGAGCGCTACGTGGGATGCAGCAATGCTGCGACCGGTGGCGATCATTTCATTTTGCCGGCGGACGAATACGCTGCTGCGGAGGATCGAGGCGCGGTGGTTGCCGTCGTACATTCGCATCCCGATGCGCCTGCTGAGCCGTCTGAGGCTGATCGCGCTGCCTGCGAGGCGTCGGGGATGGCATGGCACATCGTCGAGGTGCGTCGCGACGACGACGGCATCGTTAGGGCGTGTGCGGTCGTCACGTTCGAGCCGGTCGGATTTCAGGTTCCGCTCGTCGGTCGTTCGTTCGCGCATGGCGTCCTCGACTGCTACACCCTTGTCCGTGACTGGTATCGGGTGGAGCACGACATCTTGCTACCGGATTTTCCACGCAAAGATGTGTGGTGGGAGAACGGTGGCGATCTGTACATGCAGCACTACCGGGCTGCGGGATTTGTCGCGTTGCCCGGTCCGGATCCCGTGCCCGAGCGCGGCGACGTGATCTTGATGCAGATCCGTGCCCCAGTGCCAAATCACGCCGGCATCTATCTCGGCGACGGCACGATTTTGCATCACCTCTACGACCGGCTGTCGAGCCGCGACGTCTACGGTGGCTACTGGCGGGAAGTGACCCGCCTCATTCTGAGGTTTGAAGGATGAGTGAAAACGTTCGAACCATTCGGCTGTACGGGTATCTCGGCGCGCGGTTCGGCCGCGTGCGCCGGCTCGTCGTCAGTTGTCCCGCTCAGGCCATTCGTGCGCTCTGCGTCATGGTGCCGGGCTTCGAGCGGGAGTTGATGGAAAGCCGCGACAGGGGAATCACGTATGCGGTCTTCGCTGGCCGCCGCAACCTCGGTGTCAGTGACTTGAAGTTTCCGTGCGGTGATGACGACATCCGCATCGCACCGATCCTGCAGGGGGCGAAGGCAGGCGGACTGTTCCAGACTGTTCTCGGGGCCGTGATGGCTGCCGTCGGGTACTACTTTGGATGGACGGGAATTGGCGCGGTGATCGGCAACATGGGCGTCGCGATGATGGCAGGTGGCATCTCACAATTGCTTGCCCCTTCGCCGCGAGGATTGTCTGCAAAGGATAGTCCTCAGAATCAGGCGAGCTATGTGTTCAACGGGCCGGTCAATACGACCGCGCAAGGCGGGCCGGTGCCGGTGCTGTACGGCGAGCTCGAGATCGGCTCGGCGGTCGGATCTGCCGGCATCTATGCGGAGGATCAACTATGAACGCACGCGGGCATCGCGACGTTATTGGTTTCAAAAAGAGCGGCGGCGGACGCGCGCCGATCGAGGCAAGCGATACCGCGCGGTCAGTTTCCTACGCACGTGTTCTCGATATCCTGTCCGAGGGTGAGATCGAAGGGCCGGTGAACGGGTTGAAGTCGGTAATTCTCGATGGGACGCCGTTGGCTGCTGACGACGGCTCGATCAACTTTCCGGGCGCGTCCGTCGAGTTCCGAACCGGTTCGCAGGATCAGGACTACATCCCAGGATTCCCGGCGGTCGAGAACGAGATCGGTGTCAGCGTCGAACTGCGCAGCGATACACCGTACGCACGGGCTGTCACCAATCTTGAGTTGTCTGCTGTTCGTGTACGGTTGTCGACGCCGCAGTTCCAGCAGGTCGATCCGAATACTGGCGACGTGAAGGGCTACCGTGTCGACTACCAGGTCGAGATTGCGACGGACGATGGCGCGTACGAGATCGCGCTGAAAGCCGCGTTCGATATCAAGGTGTCGGGAAAGTACGAGCGGTCGCACCGAGTCAACTTGCCTCCGGCTCGGCGTGGTTGGTCGGTGCGTATTCGTAGGCTGACGCCCAATGCGGGGAGTACAACCATTGCGGACACGACGATGGTCGAGTCGGTGACGGAGATCATCGACGCGAAGCTGCGGTATCCGAACACGGCGCTCGCGGGTGTCATGATCGACGCTTCGCAGTTTCAGCGCGTACCGACGCGCTCGTATCACATGCGCGGCCGGCGCGTCCGTGTCCCGTCGAATTATGACCCGACGACGCGCGGATACTCAGGCGATTGGGACGGGACATTCAAGGTCGGATACACGAACAACCCGGCGTGGGTGTTTTATGACATGGCGACGCATCCGCGCTATGGCATGGGGCATCGGATCTCTGCGGATCAGTTGGACAGGTATCAGCTCTACAAGATTGCCCGCTACTGCGACGAGCTGGTGCCCGACGGCAAAGGCGGGCAAGAGCCGCGGATGACGTGCAACGTGTATTTGCAGTCGCGTGCCGATGCATACAAGGTGCTGTCGGATCTGGCGTCGGTGTTTCGCGGCGTGACCTATTGGTCGGCCTCGCAGATCTGGGCGGTAGCGAACATGCCGGCCGAGCCGGTGTATACGTACACGGCGGGGAATGTGATCGACGGCAAGTTTGTTCGTCAGGGCACCGATCGCAAAACGCGTTACACAGTTGCTTTGGTGTCGTGGTCCGATCCGGCCAATCACTATCAGCAGGCGGTCGAGGCGGTCGAAGACCGCGACGGCAAGCTGCGCTACGGTGTCCGGCAAACGGAGATCACGGCGATCGGCTGTACGTCACAGGGACAGGCCCAGCGGGTCGGGAAGTGGGCGCTGCTCACGTCGCGGATGGAGACGCAAGAGGTCACGTTCTCGGTCGGGCTGGACGGGATCTTTGCGTTGCCGGGGCAGATCATTCGCATTGCGGATTCGGCGCTTGCTGGCCGCCCAATCAGCGGGCGTGTACATGGGGTAGCTGGCCGCACCGTTACGGTTGATCGTGACGTCACGGTGAAGCCGGGCGACCGCTTGATCGTAAACCTGCCGAGCGGGCGGAATGAGACCCGGATCGTGTACGGCGTGTTAGGGCGTGATGTCACGGTGTCGTCGGACTGGTCCGCGTTGCCGGCGCCGGAGGCCGTTTGGGCTGTGGAGAGTGATGACCTGGCGGTGCCGACGTATCAGGTCGTGTCGGTCGCGGAGCGGACGGACGACCAGTCGCTGCGTTTCGAGATCACGGTCGTTCAGCACGAACCCGGTAAGTTCGACAATGTCGATTTCGGAACGCGGATCGAGGAGCGTCCGGTGACGGTTATTCCGCCGTCGATCCAGCCGCCACCGGCAAACGTCCGTCTGAGTTCGTATTCGCGGATTGATCAAGGCGCTGCATCGACGGTCATGGTCGTGGCCTGGGATGCGGTGCAGGGGGCGGTTCAATACGAGGTGCACTGGCGCAAGGACAACGGAGACTGGATCTCTGCGGGCCGGACTGGTTCAGTGAACGTCGAGGTGCCGGGCGTCTACGCGGGGGCGTACATGGCACGGGTCGTGGCGGTTAATGCGATGAACGTGCCTTCGTTGCCGGCATTCAGCGCGTTGACGGACATGCAGGGCAAGACGACACCGCCACCGGCCGTTACGTTTCTTCGGGCGACGTCGCAGATCATGGGGATTGGTCTGGAATGGGGATTCCCGGAGGGGGCGCTCGATACGCAGCGCACCGAGCTTTGGTATTCGGCGACATCGGATCGCAGCACCGCGAAGAAGCTCGGCGATTTTGCCTTTCCGCAACACCTGTACACGATGGACGGTCTGCATGCCGGTGCGTCGCTCTTTTTCTGGGCGCGACTCGTCGACCGCTCCGGCAATGTTGGCCCGTGGTATCCGGCTGGGGCGGGGGTGAACGGTCAGTCGAGCTCAGATGCGACCGCGATTCTCGACTACCTGAAAGGGGAGATTGGGAAAGAAGAGCTGACGAAAGAGCTGCAATCCGAGATTAAGGGTGCGACGGATTTCATCGGCGACGCCAAACAGCAGCTCGAGCAACTCGCGGAGGCGGTCGGCGATGTCAAGTCGGAGGTTGAGCGCGTTGACGGTGTCGTGGCGCAATGGTCGCCGGATTGGGCAGGATCGACGGACGGATACGCGGGCGACACGAAGAAGTTGGCCGGTGCCTGGACGCAGTGGTCGGCGCTGACCGACAAGATCTCGGCGGTTGCTCGGCGCGTGGATCGAGTCGCGTCGGTGGCCGGTGAATCGGCCGCTCAGGTTCGAGTCGAGCAGATTACCCGTGTGGATCAAAACACGGCGATGGCGCAGCGGATCGAGACGACCGAGGCAAGCATTGGGACGGTGAGCGCGGCCGTCCAACAAAACTCGCAGGCAATCGCGGACGTTGATGGGCGCGTGAAGGCGTACTACACGCTGAAGGTGCAAGCGACGGTCGGCGGAAACTACTACGTTGCGGGCATGTCGATCGGCGTCGACAACAACAACGGGATCATGCAATCGCAGATCTTGTTTCAAGCGGATCGCTTCGCGCTGTTGAGCTTGGCAAACGGTGGCTGGTACACGCCGTTCGTCATCGAAAACGGCGAGGTCTTCATCAACCGCGGGTTCATCGGAAAGGGATGGATTACGAACCTCATGATCGGCGACGTGATTCAGAGCAATGACTACGTCGGTGGCCAGCGAGGTTGGCGGATCGACAAGAACGGCTCATTCGAGATCAACAGTGCTGACGGTGGCGGCCGTACGGTTATCAACCAGTTCGGTGGCCAGGTGTACGGGCCGAACGGTGCACTGCTTGTGCGTTGGGGGAGGTGGTAATGCCGGCCGGATTGCAAATTTTTGATGCGAATGGTCGCTTGCTGCTCGACGGGACGACGCGATGCGGCCGCCTGCGCGGAATGGTCCGGATTGGCGGGGCGGACGGTAGCCAGCCTGCAGATCTGTCGGGAGGAGAACCGTTCTGGGCGTTCATGCCTGACTGGCTATTCAAACACATCTCGATGAAAGCTCCCGTCCCGAACGTCGAGATCAACGCGAGCGGTGTGCGTTGGTGGTACAGCACGGACGGCGGGGGTGACTACCGCACTCCGGTTGTTGGCTGGCTGATCTATGGGGTGTTTTGATGGCGGTCGGATTTCAAGCGTTTACGGATAGTGGCGTCTTTCAGATCGATGGACTGACGCCTAACTACCAGCTCATTCAGCGCCTCGAGGCGGTGTCGCAGTCTACGACCGTCGACACTGTCTATAACAACGCCAGCATTCAATATCGAGGGACATATTGGATCTGTTCATTTACTTTTGCGGCCGATTTGCCTCTGTATGCATTTTCCGCAGATCCGGGCATCGGGGTTTCACTTTGGGATGCGAAATCAAACGATGGGCGAACCTATACCGTCCGATTTATTACGGAGGGTCAAGCGACCGTTCGCCTGTTCGTGTTTTCGAATGTGCCGGCGACGGGGAGTCGCTACGGGCTGCAGGTGTTTAGTCCAAACGGCACGTTGATTGCCGATGCCGCAAGTCCGTTCTTTCGCGTTCTTGACGTCATTGAATCGAGGTACTTGGGGGACACGGGGTGGACCGTTACGGGATCGCCCAATCCGGGATGGGAGCAGAGGGCATACGGTCGCCCCGTGCTGATCTCCGGGATGTGGCCGGCGCATTACATATGGGGGTCGTCGAACAGCAACCAGCGCCTCTGGGACATTCTTGAGGTCGGAACGGTACGGGTCAACGGCGACGTTGTCTCGTGGGGGACGCGCATATACAACGGGGGGAGATCGCCAAATATCACGACATTTAGAGAGTGCTGGCACACGAGATTCATGGTGCTAGACGGAACAGGGATTGTGTAACAGGCCGCCAGATTGGCGGCCTTTTCATTTGTGGGGTACGGGGAACAGGAGCCGGAATGCAAGAGCATGAAAAAACTATCTTGGAGTTGATTCTCATGGGCGGATTGATTGGTATCGCGAAGGTGCTGGTCGGTAGCGAGCCGTTGTCGTTCCGGCTCGTCGTCGGCCGCGCCGTGTTGGGTTCCGCGACGTCGATGGTCGCCGGCATCGCGCTATTGCAGATCCCGGATCTGCCGCCGATCGCGCTACTCGGCCTCGGTAGCGCTTTCGGCATCGTCGGGTCGCAGTACCTCGAGGTGCTGCTGCGTAGGAAGGCAAAGCAACTTTTTGGGGGAAGCAAGAATGGGTGATTACGACACGTTGAAACTGAAAGCTGAACTGACGCGCGACGAGGATCGACGGTATCGGATCTACACCGATACGGTTGGCAAGGTGTCGGGCGGCATCGGTCGCAACCTGACCGACAAGGGGTTCCGCGACAACGAGATCGATCTGATGTACCAGAACGACATCGCGGAAACGGAGGCGTGGCTCGATCGCAATCTGTCGTGGTGGCGGTCCCTCGACCCGGTGCGTCAGCGTGTGCTGATGAACATGGCGTTCAACATGCAAGGCAAGTTGCTCGGGTTTCGCAATTTTCTCGCAGCGGCGCAACGAGGCGACTGGGGCACTGCGGCGGCCGAGATGCTCGACAGCCTGTGGGCGAGGCAGGTCGGGGATCGAGCGAAGCGTCTCGCGTCGATGATGAGGAGCGGCGCATGACATGGCTCGATCCTCGAATCTGGCTGGCCGTCATCGTCGCGGTAGTCGTTGGCTCCGCTGCTGGCTACTCGAAGGGACACCGCGATGCGGACCAGTCTGCCAAGGTCGCAGATCAGGCGAAGCAGATCGACGATCTGGCCGCCGAACGCAATGAATTCGATCGCCGCTTGGCGAAACAACAGGAGATCGCAACCGATGCTGCGAAAGAACGTGATCAGGCTGTCGCTGATGCTGCTGCTGCCGATGGTGCTGCTGACGGCCTGCGCAAGCAAGTCGCCGCGCTCATTGCCGACGCCCGGCGTGCCGGCGCTTCGGCCGGAGGCCCGACAGCCGGCGGCGCCCTCGATCTGCTTGCCGACGTGCTCGGCCGGACTGACGATCGCGCGGGAGAACTGGCGAAGATCGCTGACGAGCGAGGCGTTGCCGGCAGGCAGTGCGAGCGCAGTTACGACGCGCTGATGGTTGACGCCCAAGCGGAACCGTCGCAGTAACGCGGCAACCGAGGCCGAACGGCCTCGAGAGAAACAGGGCGACCGGGGAAATGTTCGCGCATTGTCCCCGGTCACCTTTCCACTGAACGGGCCAGTGAATCAGCCAAGGCCCCGTTTACCTACGTAGGCGGGCCGGATTCTACACCAAGTTTAAAAACGGCTTTCACAATGGCAAATCCGATTATTCCGTGGATCGGCGGCAAGCGCCGCCTTGCAGACCACCTCATTCCTCGCTTTCCGGCGCACGACTGTTATGTCGAGGTGTTCGCTGGCGGAGCTGCGCTGTACTTTCTGCGTCCGCCGGCAAAAGTCGAAGTAATCAACGACGCGAATGGCGAGCTGATCAATTTGTATCGGGTCGTGCAGCATCACCTCGAGGAGTTTGTGCGTCAGTTCAAATGGGCGCTGACGAGCCGGCAGGTGTTCGAATGGCTGAAGCTGACGGTCCCGGAAACGCTCACCGATATCCAGCGCGCAGCACGGTTTTACTACCTCCAGAAAAGTTGCTTTGGCGGGAAGCTGGAAGGGCAGACGTTCGGGACCGCGACGACGACGCCCCCCGGATTGAACCTCCTCCGGATCGAGGAAGAGCTGTCAGCGGCGCATCTTCGCTTGGCGAATACGTTCGTCGAGCGGCTCGATTGGGCGGCCTGCGTTGATCGGTACGATCGACCGCATACGCTGTTTTATCTCGATCCGCCGTATTACGAGACGGAGGGGTACGGCGTGGCGTTTCCGTTCGTCGAGTACGAAAAGATGGCGAAACGCCTGCGTTCGATCAAGGGGCGCGCAATCGTCAGCCTGAACGACCATCCTGAGATCCGGCGCGTGTTCGCCGGATACCACATCGAAACGGTTCCGATCGACTACACGGTCGGGGGCGGTAAGGGCGTCAGCCGGAACGAGCTGATTATTTTCAGTTGGGACGATGCAGCGCAACCCGTCGGGCTCTTCTGACCTCTGCCGGGGCGTTGACCCCGGCTCAATTTCAACGGTTACCCGCATGTAATGTTTCTGTAAAATGAAATTGCGGGGACATACCAATTCAACTACACCTGAGACTTCGATGAAAAAAAAGCTACTTGCTACTTTTTGCGTTGCGGCTGCGTTGTCAGCTTGCGGCGGTGGGGACGACGTTGCGCCTGCTAAAACCGGGCCGGCGATCCGCCTGACGTACACCGGGGATCCGATCATTACTGCGCGCGTGGCGCGGGCGATGGCTGCGGCCGACGCGAGCTCGACCGTCGTCTCGAGTGCGACCAATACGCAGGCGACAATCGACGCGTTGCAGGCCGCGTTCAAGGCGCGTGGTGCTGACATCGGCGTCTATCCCGGAGTGATCGATGGCACGGCGCTGCATCAGCTTGTCCAGGCGGAGAACGGCGGAGTAGGCCCGAGTCGCGATGACGTGCTGAAGGCGAACGTCAATATTTCCGAATGGGTCTTGATGCATTTCCAGCTCGACGACATGACGGGCTATGTCGACACGCCGGAAAAACGGGCGGCCGTGAGTCAGTTCCAAAGCGACCTGCAGATCTACGCAGCGCGGGAATACCTCAAGGGCCGAGTTGTCCACGCGGTGCTTCCAATCGTATCGTGCCAGCCGGCGAAGGTTGAGCGGTACACCGACGATACAGGGGTTGTCCGTGAGCGCTCGTATCGAACCGCGTCCAGTGAGCTGTACGGCGCTGTGTATGCGGCCTCGCTGAACGATATCGTCGGGTTCCGCACGGTAGGCGGACAGAGGGAGTCCGACCCGGCCCATATGGGGGCTGACTGCTCGACGCCTGATCAGGCAGCGCAAGATGCGCAGATCAACAGCATCGTCGATCCGCTGACGATCAACTACAGGGTGGCGCTCGAGACAATCGACCAATGCAAGCACAACCCCGAGGCGATTCCCGAATACATTCGGGCCGCGCAGTGTTGGGGCATCGAGCCGGAAAAGAAGTAAAGCTGTAGCGTCGTACGTGAGCCGGCGTGCGACGCAATCCTGCCTTCGGGGTCAATCGAACTGCGCGCCTTCAATCATTCTTCGAAGCTGGTCGAGCGCGAACGTATCGGGGTAGCCGTTTTTCTTCATCTCCAACTCGGCGGCGCAGACCATTTTCTCCATGAGCCGCAGTGTTCGGCGGACATGCACGACTTCCAGCACGAAGCGCTGTTCAAGCGTTAGCGGCCGATTTTTCTTGAAATTGGTCGCGCTCCACGCGTCGCGCAATTCCGCCCACGTCAGGCGCTGGAATTCAGGCAACTTGGTCGCTTTGTCGGAGCCGGGATCTGGTTCGCCGGGGACGTCGTGGAGCCTGCATTTCATGGCTTCGCGTGCGCGCCACTCGTCGGAGAAAGGCGCGATGGGCGCACGTGGGTTACCCATTCGGCCGGCTCGCATAATCTCTTTGTCGATCTTGATCGCCAGCCGACGCAGCGGTGCGGCGTATTTCAACTCGTCGGCTCGTTCGAGGTACGCGATCATTCGCGTGGCGTCGCCGGTTAGATCGCTCATTTCGCGCAACGTGACCCGAAGGTGCAGCACTTCGAGTATCAGCCGATGGACGTCGGCGTACGTGCACGTGCGCCACCATTCCGACATTGCGTCAAACTGCGGTGGATCGAATGGGGGCAGGATCATGATGCACGGGAAATACTGTATGGATATACAGTTTATCGCGCGCTAAGATGGTCTCGTCAAGTCTCAAAAATAGGGAGCGGCGGGCGACGCAGTAAGATTAACAAAGGCCAGTCCATCGGACGGAGGAGACATGTCGCGACCCATGACAGCGCTGCAGAAGGCATTCGTTGAGATGTGTATTGCGACTGCCAAATACGAGATCGTCAGCCTCATGTCGATCAGCGTCCTATCCTACGACGCCCGTTGCTACAACGATTTGGACAAGGATGTCGTCATGGGGAAATACGGCTTCTGCGAGGATCAAGTCGAGACGGGCCGAGGTTTGTTCCCTGATGCACCGGGCCAGCCCGAAGGCTCCGGATTCGACGAGGTTTATTACGACGTCATCTGTCCCGCGCTGGACGAGTGGTTAAGCGGCCCGATCATGCCGATGGACCAGATTTCATTTCCGCCGGACCCGGATTTTGATGAGGCGAACCCCGGCATCTCGAACGACTAGAGGGCGTGGACCGTGTGTACAAACTACAAAGCGCCAGACGAAGATCCGGGGATCAACGAGCTGAAGATCGGCATTGGGGATCTTTACCGTCGCGACCCGTGGGAGCCGGATGTGTACCCGGACTATGCAGCACCGATAGCATGGGCGGACGGTGACGGCCTGAGCGTCGTTAAGGCTGTGTTCGGGTTCTGGCCGAAGTTCATGCAGCCTGAGCGCGTTGACGACAACGGCAAAAAGCGGAGAAAGCTTGACACGGTAAACGCTCGGACGGAGACGGTCGGAGAGTCGCGTCTCTACGGCAAAGCGTGGCGAGCAGGCCAGCGTTGCCTAATCCCGGCGCGTTGGATATATGAGCCGTGCTACGAGAGTGGCCGGAACGTATGGCAGCGGATCGGCCTTACTGACTGGCAATCGTATTGTGTCGCCGGCATCTGGCGGCGCTATGACGGCGAAGATGGCCGGTCGCTGATTGGCATGTCTATGCTTACCGTTAATGCAGAAGGGCATGCGGTGATGGGGCGGATGCACAAGCCCGGCGACGAAAAGCGCTCGGTGGTTATATTGCGACCTGCTGACTATGACGAATGGCTGCATACGACGAACATTGAGTCGGCGCGTACGATGCTCCAGCTCTACCCGGCTGATGAGATGGTTTCGATGCCCAAGTGA